AAAAATAAACAAATTAATCATAAATTCTATTCGGCTACAACCCCGGTCGCCTTTCGACGCCCACCCCGGCCACAGGGGTGTATTTTATTTATACTGTTTTTATGCCACAGTAGGCAATGTTGCTCGATAAATGAGCGGAGGAGCTCCAGTGAAGAAATATGTTGTAAAATCTTCACCAGCAGCTACCCATGTTTCAACAGAAAAATATTCTGCCTGAGCTGCATCAGCAGTCTTATGCTGGAATCCAGTTCTATACCTCCAAATACGGTCATATGGATAACCACGATCATAATCCAGGTCACGAACTTCATAATTCGTTCGCTTTCCTGGTTCAAATCTCAATGGTGTATAGTACGGAATCTCAATTTCCAAAGCTGAATTAACAGTGCTATGATTTATCGCAGCACCAGCATATCCAGTAATTGGTTCAATTTGGTTAGATGGTTCTCCACCAATAACAGCTAATCGATTCAAAGCGTTAGAACTAAACAACACTGTATTGAGTGTATACAAACCATTCTCATACAATGATGTTTGCCCAAAACGCACATTCCGATGTTCTGCTGTTGAATAGGTGGATATGTGATTGCCAGTTGTTTCTGGGAAAAACTTCCATCTAATTGATCCACGATGTCCAGCAAAACCCAATGTAATGTAATTCAACAATGTAAAATTAACAAAGTTGTACAAACCAACGGGTGCCGTTGTTGGTGTAACAGCTTCAGGCATAAAACCTTTAAATCTTGGAAATGCGGATCGCACTAAATTCATCTCACGAATGCCAACCTCCGAATTGGGATTAATGGTAATGCGTTCATGGTGATTAAATCGTTTTAACAAAGGTCTAAACGACTCAATTATTTCACCATAATAAACATCACCAACTTTTGTTGCCATTTTCGCTCCTGTGAACTCCATGCATGGTTCTTGTGTTGGCATATTTTCCTCAACAACATCTCCATCTGGAAGTACTTCTCCAAGTTGTGGTTGGAATTCACCCAATTGTGCACCAAATCCATAAGGTTGCACTTCATAATGACCAACCATATTAGTTGGTTCACGGAAGCACAAATCCTTGCCACCTTTAACGTACACATTAACTTGTACATCATTGTTAGCTAGACTACTTGGCGTTGTGAGTTCATTCAGCACATACACTGACAATGTTCCATTAAATAACGTGTCACTAATTGCTGTGTATCTTGTTGTACTGAAAACTTCAGTTTGAGCATCCAAACCTGGTGCAGGCATTTCCATAAAAGTTTGAACCTGATTCATAGGTATCGCCATCGTACAATCAGTTTGATGCCTCAAATCAATAACCTTTGAATAAGATGTCAAATACTGATCATGAGTGCCACCAGCTGTGTCAGATGCATAATTTGGGTCATACACTATTCGCAATTTCCCGTTATGCATCTTAGAGCATACAACTTGAATCCTATACTCCATAGTTCCACTCCACGAATTAAACGGCAAAGCAGCAAACGCTGTTGCAGTTAAATACTGAACACCAGCCGCCTCACGCCAAACCATGGGATTCACTCTAACATTGAACAAAAAGGTCTCAGGACCTGACGCAATTGGCCAATCAAAAGTAGTAAACCATGATTCGTGACTCACAATGTTTTGAATAGATAATGGATCAACGCTAGAACCAACACCACTCAACCTAGGATCAATAGACATCTCCTGCTTGTCATCAACAGACAACTTTGCACTCCTATCGGGTACAGTTGTCAATGCCAAAGAAGATGTAGACTCAGGTTTCATGGGTTCAACGTCCTTAGTATGTGGTGGTCTACTCATGCCAAATAATTTTGCCATGGATGAAACCCCATTTGCTAAAGCAGATGTGGCGTCGGCATATGGCGCAATGTAAGGAACTTTACCCAATTTTGCTGCCAACCCAGCAACTTTTGTTGCAGGACCAGAAATCATTCCACTAGCATTAGCTTCATCTATTTCTCCCATTTGAGGAACCAATGCAGTTGAATCAACACTAGTAGCACCAGCCAATTCGACATCTTTCAACCATGCAAATGTGGTAACAGTAACATCATCTGTACCATTATTCGCATGTTTTAGGATATTCAAAGTACGCAAATAAATATTGCCCAA